ACCTATTGAGGTTAAGGAACATTTAAAGACCTGTATTGCTTTAAGCGGATGTCAAACACCTACAATAGAGTTATTTCAGTTTTTATGCGAATTTGTAATTAAAAACTATGGCAACTTTAAACTAAAGGAACTTGGAGTAGCTTTTGAACTTTACGCAATGGGGAAATTATCAGTTGACAAAGCCATTATGTTTACCCCTAAATTCTTTGGGGATGTGATGGCAGCGTATAAGCCGATAGCTTTACAAGTAAGACAAAAAACCTATGTAGAACCGCAACCAGTAGAAGTGCCAAAAATCAATGATGATGAAATTATTGAGGCATTATACGAAAATTGGAATAAGTCGGCTAAAAGAGGCTGGGAGTTGCTAAATACAATGGCTTTTGATGTATTATGGAAACGAAAGGAATTAAACAAGGATAATCTAAGCCAAGACAAAGCAGACCAGATAAAGAAAAAGATAATAGCACATTACAAGGTAACGGCTAAAACACCTAAAGACTTAGAGAAATTAAATAACGAAATATTTATCAAAAACGAGTGCAAAAGATATACTTTGTACCTATTTTTACAAAATCAATTATAGCCACCTCAAGAATTAAATATTTTTAACCAAGATAGTAATTGGGGAACTTGGGGTGGTTATTTAAACGTATAATTAAAAAAAATAAAAATTATGAAATTAGATACTGTAGTAATATTAAAAGATGGTAGAAAAGGTATTATTCAATATGGACAATATCAAGGAGAATACGGAATAAGTAATCATTGGGGTGGTAAAATACTTGATGAAAATGGAAATTTAACTGAAGAAGGTTTTAATGGATATGATAATGGAAGTAGTTGGATAAAATATGATGGAGAATATGCTGTTCAAAAAAGAATAATTTTTATAAACAAATAAGCTATGAAACAATTAACATTTATTTATGAATTAGCAAAGTTTATGCTTCTAAGCGTTCCTTTAGCAATTATGATTTATTTAACTGCACATTTATACTTTGAATTAAAACGATTATTGAGATGACAGGAATAGACAACAACATTGAGGTAAGATTAATTTATTTAGATACAAAAGAGGAAATATGGTTTAGGTCAATAGCAAAGGCTATAAGGTTTTTAGGTACTGACTATAAAACAATTATGACCTATATGAACCCAATAAACAAAAAACGCTACAAGCATAACGATAGATTATGTGTTGTTAGATTGAAAAAGTAACCCTAATTTTGCTTTATGCCATTGATACCTTTACCAAAGTTGTTAGAAAAGACCCAAAAGGTAGTAAATGCGTATATAAGGAAACGAGATGAAGGATTGCCTTGTATTAGTTGCGGAAGCTACAATGGTAATCAAGCTGGACATTACTTTACTGTTAAAGGATATTCAGCTTTAAGGTTTAACGAATGGAACATACACTTGCAATGTGCTGGGTGTAATATGTTTAAACACGGCAACCAAGCAATGTACCGAATCGGACTTGTAGAAAGAATAGGAGAAAAAGCGGTTAAAGAATTGGAGTTTGAGGCGGTTAACAATAGGCTAAAGAAATGGCAAAGAAGCGAATTAGAGAAAATAATAGAGAAATATAAATGACCTTAGAATCAAACATATTTGAAACGTGCAAAGAGCAAGAAATAGCTGGTTATCCTTGCTATGTTTTTGAAATTGATGGAACTACGCACTATGTATTTGGCGAAACACAAGAACAAAGATTTGATTTTATGGCAGACCTAATAAACAACTATAATGGCAAAATTAGACAGTAAAGGCAAACAATCATTTGGGAAAAGAAAGTGTGGCAAATACAAAAAGACATCTGGTCCAAAGGACAAGGCGGTTAAACCATATAATAGACAAGGGCGATGAAAAATACTTTAAGTAAAAGACTTTACACCTGTAAGTGCAAGTCCTTAGTTGAAGGATATGCTTGGGAAAATGAGCTAACTACGATTCAATTTAAGTGCAATAAGTGTGGCAATTTTGTAGGCTTTGAGCAAATAAAAAAGAAGCCAATTATACAAATGCCATCAATACGAACACCAACAAAAAACCGATAATATGACACCAAAGAAACAAGCTGAAATGCTTATTAACAAGTTTAATTATGCCGATGAAGCATATTATCACGAATGTTTTAAAGATTCTAATTTAGGTAAAATATGTGCATTAGTAGCAGTAGATGAATTAATCAAAGAACAAACTATGTGGCAAAATGGCGAGTGTAATCCAGTATTATATTGGCAAGATGTTAAAAACGAATTAGAAAAATTATAATGAATATCAACGAAATCAAGCCTAACCCAAATAATCCAAGAATTATTAAGGATGATAAGTTTAAGAAGCTAGTTAAGTCAATCCAAGACTTCCCACAAATGCTTGAACTTAGACCTATTGTAATAGATGAAAACAATATTGTTTTAGGTGGCAATATGAGGCTAAAGGCTTGTATTGAAGCTGGACTTACAGATGTTCCTGTAAAACAAGCAAAAGAACTAACCGAAGAACAAAAGAAAGAATTTATAGTAAAGGATAACGTAGGATACGGAGAGTGGGATTGGGATGACTTAGCAAACAATTGGGATGAACAATTACTTACTGAATGGGGTCTTGATATACCTAACTTTGATGCAAACGTATTAGAGGCTGAAGAAGATGACTTTGCCGTTCCAAATGGAGGAACCGAAACGGACATAGTATTAGGCGATTTGTTTGAGATAGGGGAACATAGATTACTTTGTGGGGATAGTACAGATAGCGACCAAGTGGCTAACTTAATGAACGGACAAAAGGGAGATATGGTATTTACTGACCCACCTTATAAAATAGAAACTGAAGGAGGATGTAAGGGAAATATTGGGCAAGGATTAAAAAAGCAAGGGAAAGATATAGAATTTATAGCAAACTTTGAACCAACTGAATTTTTACAAGTATTGCCATTGATATTTGATAAAAATAAATTAAACGCATACATATTTTGCAACAAGGAATTATTACCAGATTATTTAGTATGGGCAAGAGATAGTGGTTATTCATTTAATGTTCTAATATGGAAAAAGCCAAATGCCATTCCAATTGGGGATTCACATAGACCAGATATAGAATATTTACTTCTATTTAGAAAGTCTGCTATATGGAATAATGGATTAAAGGATGTAAACTATTCAAGATGTTTGGAGTTTGGTAGAGAAACAGGATTGCATCCAACAATGAAACCAATAGAATTAATTGCAAATGAAATGAAGATTAGTTCAAACGAAAATAGCTTAGTATTTGATTTCTTCTTAGGTTCTGGTTCAACAATGGTAGCTTCACATCAACTTAAACGCAAATGCTATGGTATGGAACTTGACCCTAAATACTGCCAAGTAATTGTAGACAGGATGAAAAAACTTGACCCTTCATTGGTTATCAAGAAGAACGGAGTAGCTTTGTAATAATTAGAAGAAATTAAGAAGATATGGCAAATGAGCATAATTTGATACCAGCGCAAAAAGGGGAAGTAAGAAACCCAAAGGGAAGGGGTAAGGGTGTGCCTAATAGCAAGACAAGACTTTTGCGTTTATTGGAGTTGGTTACTAAGGTACGCAACCCAGTAACAGGCGAAGATGAGGAGTTTACAATAGCCGAGCAATTAGATATGCAAATCATAGCTAAGGCAAGGAAAGGCGATTTAAAGGCTTATGAAATCCTTTTAGATAGATTAGAGGGCAGACCTAAACAAACAACCGACATAACCGCAGATATTAAGGGTAATGTGCAAATCACAATAGAACCAGATGCAGATTGTCAACCAATTAAAGATTAAGGCTACACCTGTCTTTTATGCCAATAAAAAGGCATACGAGGATGGTTATCCTATAATATGCAATGAAGGTGGGTCAAGGTCAAGCAAAAGCTATTCGGTTGTTCAGTTACTAATCCACATAGCTTTAAGCAAGCCTAATACAAGAATTTCGTGTGTATCTCATTCCCTACCACATATTAAGCGAGGTGTTTATAGGGATTTCAAAAACATATTGGAGCAATGGAATATTTGGGATGAAAAGGATTTTAGATACACGGATTTTATTTATACGTTTAAAAACGGCTCTTATATTGAGTTATTTGGATTAGAAGACCCTGACAAAGCAAAAGGACCAGCAAGGGATATATTATTCGTAAACGAGGCAAACCTTATTAGCAAGGCTTTATTTGACCAGCTTTTAATTCGTACAACTGGACAAGCGTTCTTAGACTGGAATCCAGCTGACTTTATTTCTTGGGTATATGAAGTAGCAGATAACCCTAATAACAAGCGCATCCATTCTACCTACCTAAACAACATAAGTAACCTTAGTGAAAGCCAAATAAAAAACATTGAGCAATATAAGGACTTACCGGATGACTTTATGTGGAAGGTTTACGGCTTAGGGGAACGAGGGTCGGCAAAGGAAATTATATATACACAATGGAAGCAATATGACGAAGCACCAGATGGGGATGTATTCTATGGATTAGACTTTGGTTATGTTCACCCAGCTGCTTTAGTTAAGGTTACGCACTATGAAGGACAAAACTACTTTGAGGAAATAGTTTATCAAAGCGGATTGACTTTAAGCGACCTATCAAGATTGATTAAAGAGAAACTACCAGA